TGCCGCTTGCGTCGTTGATTTGGGCAATCACTGGTGTAGTGATCGTTGGCGAGCCTGACAGCACTACGTTGGTTGTGCCTGTGGAGGTTGTGACTCCGGTGCCGCCGTTGGCGACTGGCAAGGTTCCAGTTACGCCTGTCGTTAGCGGTAGACCTGTCGCGTTAGTTAGCGTAGCCGATGACGGCGTGCCAAGTGCTGGCGTAACTAAAGTCGGCGAGGTCGAAAAAACTAGATTGGTCGAGGTCGTTCCTGTCGCACCCGCAGCCGTGAAGCCAGATATATTATTAAACGCCGCGATCCCTGCGCTCGTTGCGTTCGTCCCGCCTAATGCAACCGTGACCGGAGCCGTGAGCGAGAACACCGTGCCAGTGAGCGTAAGCCCAGTAGAAGCGGTGTATGATCCCGCGCCGCTAAACTGTGACCAAGGTAATGCCGTCGTGCCTAGCGTGCCACCAGCGTTCGCCGTGCAAACGTAGCCAGTGTCCGCGTTGACCGTGCCTGTCTCAATAAAAGTAAAAGCCGAGGTTAACTCGTCCCAAGTATCCGCGTCGGTCGTGCGCGTCCACGAACCAGCAGCGCAGAGGTAAATACCGTTGTTCTGCGAGAGCGACTGATTCTTAACCAGCACGCGGTTGCCTGCAATAATTGCAATACCGTCAATCGTCTGCGTCCCACTGAGCGTGATGTCAGCCGTCGTCGCTGCAACGCAACTAGCCTTCGCATCTAGACCCTGCGCGACGGTGTCGACGTAGAGTTTGTTGGCGATGTCAGTCGATGCACTGGGCGTAGTCGAGATCGTTCCAGCAGTCGCGGTTAAATTCGCAATCGTCCCAAGTGAGGTCAGCGATGAAGCCGTGACGCCTGATGCCAGCGTGTTGCCGGTAAGCGTGCCAGCCGGAGCAATTACCGCCGCAGTCGTGATCGAGGTCGTCAGACCCTTGGCGTTAATCGTTACGACTGGAATTGCCGTGCTGCCGCCTGTCGTCCCCGCCGTAGCGACGGTGGCGAGCGTTCCCGCCGCCGTGACGTTCCCGCTGCCATCGAAGCTCGGTGAGGTATAAGCCAGATCGCCTGTGATCGCGATTGTGCGACCTGTCGCGAGAGCCGTTGCGGTTGCCGCGTTACCAGTCGTGCTGCCGGACGATCCGCTGACGTTGCCGGTTACGTTGCCTGTAAGATCCGCTGAAATTGTTCCTGCGCTAAAGTTGCCGGACGCATCACGAGCCACGATTGCGGATGCGGTGTTAGCATTAGTTGCAGTCGTCGCCGAGTTGCTAACCTTGAGTGCGGTTGCAATAGTATCCAGCTTAGTGTCTACGATGGCCGCGCTTGCGTTGATGTCAGCGTTGACAATGACACCTGCTGCAATCGAAGTGGCATTGCCCACGCTGGTCACGTCGCCAGTCAAATTAGCGTTCGTGGTTACATTTGATGCGGTTCCAGTTAGGTTTGCCGTAATCGTTCCAGCTATAAAATTACCTGATGCGTCACGCGCTACAATAGCAGATGCCGTGTTTGCGCTCGCTGCTGTGGTTGCCGAGTTGCTGACCTTTGAAGCGGTCGAGATCGTCGCGAGTTTTGTGTCTACGATTGCAGCCGAAGCGCTGATGTCGGCATCAACAATGCTAGTCGCTAGATTTAGTTTGCTGTAAGCAATAGCTGCGCTCGCGTTTACGTCAGCATTTACAATCACGCCGGACGCAATTGAGGTTGCATTCCCGACGCTTGTTACATCGCCGGTCAGATTTGCGTTTGTGCTAACATTGCCAGCGGTAAGACCTGCTGCCGTGCCAGTGATGTTCGTTCCCACCAGCGCAGAAGGTGTGCCGAGGGCTGGAGTGACTAAGGTCGGAGAAGTTGCGAACACGAGCGCACCGCTGCCCGTTTCGTCGCTGATTACGCCAGCAAGTTCCGCTGACGTTGTCGCCGCTAAAGCCGAGAGCTTGTCAGTCGTAACGACGAGCGTCTTGTTTGCTGGAATCGTCGTGCCGTTCAGAATTGTTGTGCTGCTCGATGAGAGAGTAGTAGCAGCAACGGTCGAAGGGTTACTCGCGCCGATCGCCGTGTTAGTGATGCCGACCGCAGAATAATCCGTGGAAACTCCAACGACGGAACCGACGCGACCGAACACGCTCGAAACCTTGTCTGTGTTATCGACTTTCGTCCAAGTGCTAGTGCCGAAGATCGCCCAGTCCCCAATTTCCCAGTCGGTTACACCGTTGAGATTTGTTGAACCCGCAACGCTGACGATATAGAAAAAGCCAGTCGTGCCGACGCTCGATGTGAGTGTCGGTGTGTTTGTCGATGCGTTCCAAGAGCCTTGAAAGTTTACGCCGCCAGTTGCCGTAACCGTAATCGAGCCAGCACCATTCGTGATGGATATACCGTTACCGGCAGTCAGCGTCGACTTGACGTAATCTTGACCGTTACCGATCAGAGTTTCTCCATTGCTTGGAGTTCCAGTAAGTTCCGTGATCGAAGTGATGCCAGCACCGACACCACCCTTCGACGAGTTGAGCGTCCACGCCGTCGAGTTCATCGTCGGCTTTTCCGTGGTCGTCTCGTTTGCGATGAAGCTGTTGCCGTTAATCGACACGAGATCGAGCTTGTTATACGTCTCGCCGATCTGCCACTTGCCGCGAGGATTCAAGCTCGCTGGCTCCGCAAATTCTTTCCGCAGTTGGTCGATTTGATTCGCTCGCGGGAAACGTGAAAGCTCATCGAGGACGATCTCTTTGACCGCTGAAGGTAAAGCAATCGCAGCCTCTGCGATCCGTGCCTCTGCCTTGATCAGCAGTCGATCATTCTCCGCACGCTCATTCATCAACACCGAATACTTTTGCGCGGTCGTGTCCTCTAAACTGACTGCAAGTTCCGCAATCTTTTGCTTGAGCGAGTTGCCTAGGATGGCGTGTTCGCTCTGTGATGCGGTCAGTAAATAAGCCTGCAACTCCTCGCGCATCGCTGGCTCGATCTCATTCAGATTACGCTCGATCTCGACCGAGAGATGCGTGCGAAGCTCCGGCAACGACTCAACGAGTTTGCGTAGTTCAACGCGCTGGATGATTGCCAGCTCGATTAGGTTGTCGATTTGAGTCTGCGTGTGGATCATGTTATTTTGGTAAGTTCGATGATTGATTTTTCACCAATGATGCTAGCCTTGATTTCATCGACTCGCAGATTTTGCTTGCTGCGATAATTCTGCACGGCGTCCAGCCACTCCTCTGGTGCTGGTGGTGTGATTGCCGCGAACGTCTGACGCACCTCTGCGGATGCCGCATTGATTTTCTGCGCGTCGGCTTGCTTGTTCAATCGCTCTACGATTGAGGTCGCCCAGACGTAACCTTCATCGCCACCCCAGCCGTTCCACGCTTGCCAGCCCTTGCCTTTTTCGTCCCACGTCTCGCCCTGCTTGTCGGCCTCGTGCCGGTCAAAAAACGCTTTCATGCGCCGCACTGTGTCCTCGGACTGAGGGCGCTTATTCATCAGATCGCGAGCGCGAGCCAAGCCGACCGAGGTCATGCCGCGTTGTGATGCTGGCTTAGTATCACGCACCTTGAGTGCTTGCCTTGCGTTCTCTGCGATCGCGTTTGTCGGAATGTAAGTGCCGTCGGCAAAGTTTATCGTGACGTGTTCTGATTCAAACGGCTGCAACGGTAACTCAGCCGGTGTATCTGTGGTTGTAACCTCGACTGGTTTTTCACTCTGTTGTGCGCTTGCGTTCTGCGCGTCTGCCGCTGCCGCACCGACGTTCTCACCCGCTGCCGCTGCCGCTGCCGGAGTCGATGGCAGTGAGTTGGTAACAAGCCGGATCGAAGTCTCCGGCACTTCGTATTTCGTAGAAAGTTCTTTAACGAAGCTCGCCTCGATTGCGATCTGCTCAAGCCGCGCAAAAGCATCCGTGCCTTCTTCAGCCGCGATCTCTTGCAGCGACTTCGCGCCTTGCCGGTTCTCGTTCATGTTCGCCGCAGACTCGCGACCGACATCGATCGAGAGCTTTGCAGGGAAACGCCACTCGCCCATCGTTGCGCGGCGCAAGGCTTGCACCATAGTCTCGCCAGCCAGCAACTTCGGTGGCGCGATCTCGTTGCGTGCAATCGCGTCCAGAATCACCGCGTCCTTGATTGGATCAAGAACCTTATCGACTAGCACGCCTTGATGCCGCGTGAACACGCGATCCGCTGCCGCAAATTCTGCGCGAACGCTTGGGCCTTTGTAGTCTTGCGTTCCGAATAAAACGCCTTCCGGCACGCCGACACCGAGAGCGATCTCGTGCATCAAGTGCTGAACAAAGCCAGCGAACGCTTGCGAAGGTCTCGACGGCATGACCTCGATCTTATCCGCGTTACCGAAATAACGGATCGTGCCGACCTCGCTAAGTTCATTCTTCTGCTGCTGTCCACTTGGCAGCGTGTTTGCGGGGGTAGGTTGAAATAAGTTGCGAGGATTTGCCGTGCCGCGATCTGTGAAAATTAAAGCAGCTTGCTGCGAAGCGAAACGGACACCCGCTTTTTCGGCTTCGAGGATTTCGTAGAGGCTACGCGCCGTCCTGATGGCCGCGTGGAAATCGGTGACTCCACGATACTGATCGACTCGGAAAGGGTCGAAGTAATGGCAAAACTGCGCCGCTGGAATATCTTCCGCGCCGAAGTAAACGCCGTTTTTATCGACTCTAAAAATGCGGTAAGCAATCGGTTGACCATATTCATTTGTGATAATTCCTTGGGTATAGTTTTCTGCATCAAGTCCAGAATTGTTTGGATTGCCAATGCGCGTGCTTGGCACGAGTTGCAACTTGAGTTCCTCGCCTACGCGCCGGATCACGAATCCGCAATCGCCGTCAACTGGTCGCTCTTCGGCTGCAAGCTGCACGAGCTTCTTAAACGAATGCCGACCAGTTACATCAGCGCGTTTGCACCAAGCGTGGAAGTATTCGCTGATCGTTGCGTTGTAAGCACGGTCACCTGTCGCCGGAGAATACTCGTGCGGCGTTAAATAGTTGCCAAACTTGCGACTGACCTCCCGCGCCTCCGGCAGATTCTCGACCAGATCGCGAGCTTCCCACATCATGACGATTCGACTGCGCTGCGTCTGGCTCGACTCAGAAGGCAAGCCCATCGTTTTGGGCTGGTATATTCGCGAGCTTTGCGATGCGTTATATTCAAACAACGCCTTGCTCACGCGAGCCTCCAAACGCTTCAACGACCATTGCGGCGCGACATTATCCAGCGCACGCTCAATCCAAGGACGATTTTGCAGGACTTTTGAAGCGTCGAAGTTTTCCATGTTTTATAGACCGTTAAAGCTCGCGAAGGTAACTGTATCGGTGCTTCCGTTGCCTTCGTCAATAGCGCCCTGCAACTGACCTAACATTTCATTGAGGCGACCTAAGTCGGCACGCGACACGCTTTTACCGTTCAGCGAGTAGCTCTGATTGAGCAAGCAAGCCTCGATTGCGGAGACCACTTTGGTTTTTAACGCGAGCAAAGTCGCTTGCTCAATACCGATGAAAGGATTGTCGAGTGCCATGCAATAACGCACGGCGTGTCAAATTAGACAGATACTGTTGATGGTGTAAAACGACCATCCTTGCGATAGCAGTCCGGCAATTTGAAATCAATTTTAGCTCCTTTCCTGCTATTAAGTGAAAATGGCAAAACCTGCAAATTGCGATGACAATGAGAGCCTCCGGCAGCTAAAGGAACGATGTGATCGACCGCGTGTCTGATGCCGGTGCAATAACTTACTCGATTTGCAATCTTGTAAAAACCATCAACGACCGATCGCCATGAGTCGGTCGGAACTGCTTTCATTTGTCTGGCTCTCCTAAGTTCTTCGACTGCTGTGCATTTATCCCTGTTTGCAGCTTTCCAACGCCTAATATTTTCAGCCGCTTTCATAGGATTCTTTTTGAGCCATGAAAGGCTTTGTTCGCGTCTTTTTAATAGATTTTTATCTCTATCGTTTTTTCTCCAAACCTTCATTGCGTCTTTGTTTTTTGCCCTCCACGCCTTAAGTCTATCGTTCTTTAATTTTCGCATTTCTGCAAATTTCTCGGCTGAAACCCAGTATTCGTAGTCAATCTTTTTTTGATAACACCAGAACACCATGCCGTCCTCTCTAGTGTGACCCTGCTTTTGCTTTTCATTCATATTGGGATTTGCTCGGCGTAAATCTAATAATACCAGCGATTGTTGCCATACAAAGCATCATTCCAGAAGTATCAAGTCCATGATTAGGTGCGTTGCTTTTTACCTCACGCCATTCAAACACGCCTGTCCTAATCTCAATCTTCGACTCGCCGCGCAAGTGTTCTAGGTAAAGCGCGTTCACATCGTCCGGCAATTCCCAGCGCAGGTCGCCTTTTCCTTCCAGCGCGATCTGTAAAACGTCCTTAAAATAATCGCCCGACCAGTCATAGTAGTAAACGTCACCGCCTCGATAGTCGCTGATGCGTGGCTCGGAGTGCGGGAAGTTAATCAGCGTCCCGCTGTTCTCATCGCGCATCGTCCAAGTCTTGCGACCGTGACCACGCATCCCGCGCCAGCCGAACTCAGCGCAATCGCGGTCAACCTCTGCCGGTCGATAGCCACGATCTTGCGTCGTGCAAGCATCCGCGACCTTGTATCGTATTTGCAAAGCACGCAGTTGATCGCGAGTCTCGACCCGACCGAAATATAGTTGCCGGTAGCGCGGCCCAGTTGACGAACTGAACGCCCCGATCTCAGCCCACCAGTGATCCTGCTGACGGTCGATTGCCATGAAGCGGATCGTCTCATTCTCGACCGGCTGACCCTGCGCGTAATCCTCGACCTTGTAGCCACTTGACTTGATCAGGATGTTCACCGCCTTGCGCTCAACAATCCACGGACGCGCCTCGCGCTTGGTTCTAAATTCAATCTTCATACGCTCGTCACCGTTGCGAAGGTAATTGTTTTCGGCCTCGCAGAACTCCTCGACCAGAAACTGCATTGGTCGCGTGACCAGCGCCTCGATCCTAAAGCTCACGACCTCCTTCGGTGCGTCCTTACGCTGCGAAATGTAATGACCTGTATTACGCCAGTGCGCTCTTGTCATGTCCGTATCCGGCTGTTCGTGACCGCAGTTGATGCAACGGAACCTAGCCGAGTCTGCCGCCTTTTTGACATCCCAAGTTTCGTCATCGCGCTGCGCGGTGCGATCCCAGACCACGCCACCTCGCCGACCGTCCTTCACCAGCGGAGGCTGATCGAAGATAATCGGATGCGGTTGCTTGCACTCTGGACAAAGCGCGTGCCATTCCTGCTGGTTGCCTGTGCGGTAGCTTACGTCCTCGACGTTGCCTGTCTCCGCGTCCATGACCGGCGCTTGTGACACGTTGTAAATCTTGGAGCGCCCGACCTCCTCGAATTTACTGACGCGAGCGATCGCGTGACCGTAGACTTCTTGCCATTTCGGTAACCAAATCTCGTCGTTGACCTTGTAACGGATCGACTGCGATTGCTGAGTCGAAAGGTTCGCCGTGTTCATGGTTAGAAAGAAACCACCGAAATAAATGTCGGTCGTCGTTCGCATCGGCCCAACTCGCGGCAGTAATCTTGCAACCGGCTTGCACCTTTCGAGTAACGGATTGAGTCGAGACTTCGCGTGCTTCTCGATCATCTCGTCGGTCTGCATCGTCCACGAGATCGGCCCTGCGTCGTTAGCGATCAGCCACGGTATCCAGATGTCAGCGACAAGCGTGCCGCCGATCTGCACCGCCTTGCGGAAGTGGACACGCCGGATCAGCGGGTCTTGCAGCGCGTCGAAGATCGGGATGAGCCACGGCGTGATCCGCACGTTGAATGGGCCAGCGGTCGCGTAAGACTCCGGCAGGATGATGTGTCGCTTCGCCCAGTCATAGATCGTCGAACTGTCGCGCTCCGTAAATATGAAATCGGAGAGCAGCGCAGTTTGTTTTTTATAGCTCATCGAGGTCGCCATCGTCATTCGTTTCCTTGATCGCCTCCGTCTCAAAGTTCGCGATGTTATTTGCCAGCACCTCCCGAATCTCGTCGTGCATCAAGCGACCTTCCGCGCAAATCTCTGCCGCGTTCTTGCCAAGAAAACGCTGGCCGGATTCGACCTCAAGTTTGAGTCGCAGCAGCATATCCATTTTATGCGCCAGCGTTTTGAGCATCGCTCGGACGACCTCGGTTTCGACGACCTCTGCACGTTCGCGTGCGATCTTAAGATCACGAATCTCGATGTCGCGGCGCATCATTTGCGCTTTGAGTTCAGCGAGGGTCTTAGTCGCAACGTCCTTGCCGATCAGATTCTCGCCGCAAAACTTTTGCCATGCCGCTAAATTCTCACGCTTGCCGTCCTCGTGCTTTGCCGGAGCGTTCGCAAACCGATTCCGTGCGTCGTAGATCGCTTGCCGCGTTAGACCGAGTTCCCTTGCGAGTGTGCTTAAATCTTTAACCCAGCCGTCAGATTTCTCGTTCTGATATTCGTTGAGCGCCTTGCGCTCAGAACCAGTCAGCGTCTTGCCAGCCTTAAGTTTTGTCGCGATGTTAGCGACGTTGGCGCGTGCTAGGATTTCTGCGGGTGATTGCGGGGTGTTGGTCATGTAATCCGATTTTCAAGCACGGCTTTTTTGCCTGTAAGATTTTCCCAGCGTTGCACGATCACGTCGCAGTAGGCTGGACTGATTTCCATGCCGTAACACTTGCGGCCCAGTTGCTCAGCAGCGATGAGCGTTGTGCCGGAGCCTAGGAATGGGTCGTAGACAATCCCACCAACAAGGGATAGCAATTCGACAACAAGCTGAACCGGCTTTTGATTAGGATGAACACGGCTTTTTGTGTCTGCGCCTTGCATTCCGTGATGCCCAGACCAAGTTATTCTAAACACGCGGCGTTTGTGTGCATGTTTTGACCAGCAAAGTTCAAAACAATTCCCTGCAACACTGTCAAGATTCATGCCCGCGTCGTTCCAACGCTTGTCCCACACGAACCAACCGCCGCCGTCTGGCAACCCGTGCCTATAATAATCTGCACCCCACCAAAATTGTGATTCGCAATGAGGAGTCGTCTGCATTGCGGCGATCGCCACGCCTGTTGATTCGTCGCCAATAACCGCATTGAACCTAGCGCCTGTTTTGCGGTGCGAAGGGTCGGCGAGAAACATGCCGTCAAAGTGTGTGTCCACGTTCATGCCATAAGGAGGGTCGGCGTGTATTGCGCCGATATCTTGCCCGTTCATCAACCTCGCCACGTCATCAACCTTTGTCGAGTCGCCGCACATCACGCGATGCTCTCCAAGAATCCAGAGGTCGCCCGTCTTAGTGATCGGATCGACCGGCGTTTCCGGCACTTCGTCCTCCGTAATCACAGCAAAGTCTTTTGATATTTTTTCTAAATCGTCTTGAGCAAATCCAAGCTCTTCTAAATCAACATTGGCATCCGCAAGCGACTTTAAGACGCCTGCAAGATCGTCGCTCCACTCCGCAAGTTCCGCGCTCCGATTATCTGCAATCGCAAACGCAGTAGCCTCGACACCAATGAGCGCCGTTCGCACCGCCGCAATCTCCGTCCAGCCTAGTTCCTGCGCCGCCGTCATCGTTCCGTTTCCAGCGATCACGATTCCCTTCGCGTCCACGACGATTGGTTTCTGCTGACCGAACTTGCGGAGGCTGGCTTTGATCGCGTCGAGGTTTTTACGGTCGTGCTTTCGCACGTTAGCCGGATCGAGCGAGAGGTCGGATATTTTTATGCGGTCGATTTGCATTTGTAAATTTAGGTCGTTTGAAATTAGCTAGAAAACGGGACGAGGTCTCGTAACCCCCGACGTGTAAAAATTGTAAAAAGATTCCTTACCCCCCCTCCCCCATAGGCTTACGCAAGCGCCAAAAACACCTACCCTTCGGATTTTACCCCTAGCGTTTAAGCCTCGTTCCGTCGCCCTGACCTCGACCCCATCAGAAACGCCAACGGCTTCGATTCTAGGCCATCCGACGATTAGCGAGCCTCTCCAGACGCTGGGCTGGTTTAACGCGCCTAGGATGCTCACGCCTTGCCCTCGCTGATCGACCTAAGTTGGTCTGCTGAGGACATCTTGTCCTCGTGATGCTCGCTCATCTCCCGATACTCGCTCAACAACGCGGCCAACTCAGGGAACACGAAGCCGATTCTTTTGACCTCCTGACCGAACTGCCAGTGCATCGCCTGCCTAGTGATGCCTCGCTCCTTAGCCAGCCTCTCATACGATTCCATTACCCCAGCCGTCTGACCTGATCCAAGCTCAGTCGCCAGCTTGAAAGCGTAGGGTGATAGGTCGGCCAGCGTCGCTAACCTCCGACACAGATCAGCGCCTGAGTTCAACTTGATCTCATCCATCTCGATGAGCCTAGCGAACACCTCGCTCGTGACCGTCGCGGCCTCGCTTGCGCCATCGTAGCTCATGCGTGCAACCGGCACGCTGTTGATCGTGTAGGTGATCAAATTAGTCCGTGCGTTGGATCGTAAATAAGCTGCTTGAGATCGTCGCTAATCTCGATGTCGTCCATGCCGGTGAGCGCCAGTTGACCCATCGAATCGCGCTGCTGGATCATAAGAATCACTGCTTTGACTTTCTTAACGCGCTCGGAGTATTCCCTTACGACTAACTTACGCTGCACCTCAAGCGTCGTGATCGCTCGATTCGCTTTGCTGACGAACCTGAGCGCATTCAATTCCTTCAACTCGCTAACGTGTTTAGTTTCCATGTTTTGTTTTTCTGCGGTCTGCCAGCCTTGATCGACGACGTGAGTCGCTGATGCTTTTTCCAAGCGTGCTGGCTTATGTTTTTTGGTTTGGTTTCTTGTTTCACAAAGTTGCTGAGTATCGCTCGATGAGCATCATGCCGTTGTTTCGGTTAGTCGTGTAAACCAAGCGCCATTCGGAATGCGCCGTGAGCCAGTCCGTGATCGCTTGCACGATTCCCATGCCGCCATCCTCGCCGCGTTCACCGAACGTGTGCGTGTCGTGGAATCCAATCCACTTACGCGCTCGATCTCCGTGCAGTCGCAACTCTTGCGTGACCTGCGCGTAGGTGTGCTGCGTGTCGATGAACAAAAAATCCGTTTCATCAATCGCAGGAATATCGAGCGTGCTTGCGTGCGTGAATTTCCAATCAACAGTCGTGTTCGGTGCAAAAGCGTTATGCACGCCATGCGGATCATTCAGATCGTAACTTCTCAGCGTCGCGTTTTTATTCTGCTCAAGCGCGTTGAGAAAAGCTACGGTGCTGTGACCAGTCCGCACACCGAACTCGGTGACCTGATCGCACTGCGTTGCAAGAAATCCAAGCACCGGCAGATGCTCTGCGATATCGCTTTTCGATTCGCACAAACGTAAAAACAAATCATTTAACTTTCTTTGCATCTATTTGCCTTCTGCTCGACGCCAGAATGATTTGCAATCTTTTTTTACAACGGTGACCGCCGCCGCGTGCGTTGCGTGCGTTGATTCGACCCGCGATTAGGTCGCGGATGATCTTGTGAACGCCTTCTCGCCAGCGCGTGCGCGGATAAAACTGCTGCCAGATGTATTTCGCTTGCCGCGTTAACGGAACGTGATGCCAAGGATCGTGCGTCACCGCGTTCATGTCTCCGGCCTCGCGTCGTTCTTCGATGCTCATGTTGCGACCCTCCCTTCGATGAGCCGCTGCGCCTCGATAGGCAACTCAGCCCACGTCCTCGCCTCTTTCTCGCCTCCGGCTGAGTAGACGCTGTCGGGGTATTCTCGATCCAAGACCTGCTTCCAGCCCACGATCTCGGTCGATCTAGCTGCTGGCGATGGCCGGAACGTCGAGACGAACGCGCTGGTCATCGGCTTCTCGACCTTGTTCAGCCAGTTCAAACAGAACCTCCGCGAGAACTTACGTCGCCGCGTGTCAGCCCAAAGCCTCGCCTTGGCGATCTCGCGTGCCACGTCGATGCCGCTGAAAGCTGGGTCGGTCGTCAACGAGCCTAGCCAAATCGAATCGACAGCCGAAGCGGTCGACGGCTTGGCCGACGATTCCGCGTCACCGTTTTCCCCACACCCCTTTCTCTTCTCCTTCTCCTTCTCCTTCTCCTTCCGTTGGGCCTCCACCCCCAAGTGGAACTCGTTTGACTTGGGTTCGACCCCCAAGTGAACGTCATTTGACTTGGCCCCATTGGTTTTTGCAGCGTCGATTTTGACCTGCGTTTTGGCACGTCCACCTCGTGCGGAAGCCTCGCGTCTGTCTCGCACTTCTCTTTCTTTATCAGCGGGATAGTTCCAGATCAAAAGATCGTCGCCGTCCCAATGGAGTAACGGTGACGCCTTGTTTATTTCCTCGACCGTGACGCCGCAGGTTTGCTGCCATTGCCGGTCTCGCCACATTTCGCAATTACGGATGCGACCACCGTTTTCCTGTTCCGCGCAATAAACAATCACGTTTAGCCAAGTTGCGCGTGCGATCGGTTCGCAGCCCACATATTCTTCGGCGCGGATGAATTTAGTTTCGAGGTTAAGCCAGTTCATTTCCAGCCTTTTTTCCAACCGAGTGCTGCCATCAGATCAGACCATAGTTTTTTGATTATTATTTTCATGTTTCGTTTACTACCTTTAGGGGTTGTTTTGCCTTTATACCTTACGAGGAGTTAATTTACTCAGCGTGCTGATTTCTTTACACGTTTTTCTAACGTGATAAGTTTTATGGGTTTATTTATCAGGTTCACGCCTCGACCTCCTTAATAACCATCAGCACCGAGGATTTGCCGATCACAAATCTTTTCGAGATCAGCAGCGTGACCACCTGCGAGTCGTCGCGCCAAATCTTACCGCATCGAGTTACGCGGTCGAGGATTAGCTTAGCGAGGTTATCGCAGTCCGGCTTACTTATTTTCGCGACAGGTGCTTTCGAGTTCAGCTTCCCGCTTTTGCTTAAATGCGATTTCGGTCGATTGAAATCAAAAACCATCGCGACGTTGAACGCTGTCGTTGCCGAGCCGACCACCATTTTCTCGCCCAGTTCTTCAATCGCCTCGTCGATTGTTTCCTTAAGCGCAGCATCGACCGCCGCCTTCCAAGCGTCAGCCGTGTCGCTGTCATACATTCGCGCCGAGTATTTATTGCCGAATTTCATCGCGTAGGCTCTTGCCCTCGGCTGCGCTTTCGGTTCTCCGAAGATTTCTAATGTGATCATTTCTGTAATCTCCTTAACATGAGATGCTCGATCTCTTCGGTAGTGATATACGCCTTAACGTATTTCTTGATGAGGCGCGAGTGAATTACTTTGTCGCATACGCCGAGTGCAAACGCGATCTCTCGCGGTGAGTGGAATCGGTCAAGTCGTGCGTAGATTTCCGCATCGACCTGCTGCTGCTGAATTCTGTTTCGTTTTGTTTTTTTCATTTGAGTTCAAAGATTGCTACTGGTCTGCCGTGCGATTCGCTCCGGCTTGAGTTTGAGTAACCGACCTTGCGCCAGAGCTTGCGAAGGAATACCGCGCCCATCACTCGCGGATCGACCTCGACCGGCGGTGGACAAACGCGGCGCACGTCGTTGATCGTAACCGTGCCGCCGTTGCAGCCGATGGTGTATGCTGCCGAGCGAGCTTGTTCCAGCCACTCGGTTCGAGTTGCTTCATAAAGCGGAAGCACGCTTTGCTCGAATAGGTTCATGCTAACATTTCCCCTTTTTTATTATACACGCGAACCTTTCCTGTTTTCGTAACATAAACATGAACCTCGTCTCGTGGAGTTGTAACAGTTAAATCAATCCAACCTGATTTAGGACAGGAGCAGCATCGCTCGATCTTTGCTGACCCCCAATTAAATCCGACTTCTGTATTTATGTGGTCGCTCATTTGCCGCCCTCCTTATTCATCCCATACCACTTCGGCAACTTGATCTCGATCAAACCCTCGTCGATATTCGGCCAACTGTTCTCCGAGTATGATTTGCGGAGACGAATTAAATCCTCGATGGTCTCATCCTGTCCGCGACCGATTGCCTCGTCGGTAAGTTTATAGACTGCTACCCCGAACGGTTCGCACTTCTCGACCGCAACAAAGAAGAAGTCGAACACCGGCTGCTGCGTGACCTCGGTGATCAGAGGCAAATAGAACCCCGCCTGTCGATGGTAACCGTAGCCGAAGCACGCTCGCTCGAAGTTGCGAAACGCATCGCTGTCTAAACTCTCGACCGTCTTGAGGTCGACAACGTAAGGTCGACCCAGCGAAAATTCGCAGCCGGTCTCGTTGTAGTAATCCGTGCGACATTGCAAAGCGACGAGCGCATTGTTTTGCGGCACGCGCCACGTCTGCTCGCTCTTTCCTCCGCTGAGTAAGATCGAGGCGAGCTTATGCTCGTTGATTGCCGAATACATCTTGTCGCAGTCGGCCATGTCCTCGGCGCTGAGCATGGTCTTACCAGCGTGCTGCGCCTCAAACGCGGCGAACTCAATCTTACCCTCTTTCGTGCGACGGTCGATTTCCGGCTTGACGATGTATCGCCACCCGAATTGATCTTGCTCTAGGACGGCGCAGTGAACCGCGCTGCCGATCTTGTTCGCGAGCGTTGCCTCTGGTGCCGGAACCGCACCGCTGATATAACGCCGATAATACATTTGCGGACGCCGACGGTAGCACTCCAACTTGGAATGAGACACAGCACGGTGCGCGTGATATTCTTGGATCGTCTCGCTCATGCTTTATCCTCCACGTCGGGCAGACCGAGCTTGCTTTGCAGCGGGTCGATCTCTTCGGCGCTCTCGTCCTTGTAGCGCACCGACCAACTGATCTTCACGCTGATCTCCGGCGCAGATGAAAGCGTGTCGAACTCGATGGCGAGCGTGACCTTTGCTTTCGGCTCCGCAAGCGTGTCGTCGTCGATGAAAGAATCCTCCGCGCTCTTGCAGATCGAGCGAAAGTGTTTCTCCAGCAACTCGCGAACCTGTGCGATGGTGCTTTCAATAATTGCGTCACGTTTAATTTCGTTGTCGTTTTTCATTTCGCGCCCTCCTCGTTGACCGCCGCGCTAAGACCGCCAGCGACCTTCTCGCTTAACGGAGTGACGTTGCGCTCGACTGGAATGTCGCGAGATTCCTCGACCGTGCGGAGACCCTTGAGGATGTCGCCGAACTGATCGCGAAGTAGGAAGCCGCGTGCGCGGAACTTTAACATCCTTCTAGGGTAATCCGTCCACGGCCCAGACTTGCCCCAGAGCTTGGCAGACTTTGCATCGGCGACTGTGAAGGTTTCCGAAGCCGCGTCGAAGCCGTTACGTTGAACGGTCACCGTCCAGCCTTGCGAGTCTTTACCGGCCTCGCCGATCTCCTTCTCGGAGTAGCTTACCAGTTGACCGCTGGCGCGAACGAGGGCGAGCGCAGCGTCACCGTAGATCGCAGGACGACCGTTGATGACCGCAGTATTTTGCAACGCCGACATCGGCGTCATTCCCAACTCCATGCCGAGTTGGATTGCTATGAGAACCGATTCGGGTTTCTCCATGCCACGCGGTGCGAAGCCAGAAGCCACGACCGCGTTAGCGAATCTGTAAGCCTCATCGAGCGAGGCGAGTTGAACGCCCTGACCGCCAAAGGCGATCGGAGCTTTGATTTGAGCAGTTGGCTTTGCCACTGCGACCTCATTTTTTACATCTAGAGTTTCCATGTTAGTTGATCCTGATTTGTTTTCGTTGTTTCCCCTCTCGCCTTAAATAAGCGGGAGGGGTTTTTTGTTTACCAAATTATTAAAACGGAACCGACTCGTTTAATTCTGCATCGAGTTGCGCTTCGGTCGGCGCGGTAGGTTTAGGTTGCGCCTCAAACAAGTTAGCCTTGAGTGTCCCGCGACGCTCGTGCCAGAGGAGTCGCGCAGCGTTGCGGAGATTGACATCGGCCTCGCGGGGCGGGAATGGTTTCCCATTGTTACCGATGCGAGGCTCTGGCTCTAGGCAATACCAGCCGAGTGATTTCTCGGAGAGCTTGCCGATCTCGACTCCAGCATTCTTACCAAAATGCACGGTGACCAATTCGGGCTGCTCGACCGCGAAAGTAGGTTGAGGAATGTCCTCGCCTGTCTTGCCTGTGAGCGTGCGCGATGCGGCAGGAGCCGGAGTCGTCGAGCGAGTTGCGGTGAGCGCCTCGCGGATTGATTTAAGCTCGTTGAGGAGCGTCTGATATTGTTCGTCGGTCATAAAATTAACAAGCCTCAAGCGAAATACCATTGATGAGAACACCCGCCACAATCTCAGCACCTTTTGATTTTGTTTTGGTTTGGATTTCTAAGTTCATCCCTCTCCTGCGTAGCCACGAAGCATTAGTTACTATGCAATTTAGTCCGCGAGATTCGCGAAGTGCCTTGTCATATTTTAAGAAATACTTTTGAACGCGCAGGATAGGTAGACCTTCCTCGATCAAAAAATAAGTTAAAGCTCGATGCTCTGAATTTTGTTTGGATGTTATCATTTTTTTAGAACCCGCATGACTTTTTGCGAGTAGGATTTGGTTGCTGGTTTGATGTTCCCTTTCGGGCCACCGTTGTGAATTCGTGCGAGCGTCGCAACGTCCCCCGACTCCCACGCTGCGGGAGCGTAGCGTTTGAGGTAAGACGTAACGACGCGCTTTGAGTATTCCAGATCGGCGCACCGCGAATACTCGCCACCGACACGCGAGTCTGCGTGATAGGAACGGTGGATTTGCAGAGGGCCGAGTGCTTTACCTTTGTCTCCCTTGATCCCTCCGAGCGCCCCGCCTGTCTCGACGGTATGGAGGGCTGCGAAGAAGGATGCGGGAGGCGCGGCGTGAGCGGTGATCACGAGCGCCGTGAATAGTAGAATGGATTTCATGTTAGGAGGTTGTTAGTTTTTATGCTAATGCTTCGATACGCACTGTCTCGCGCCGAGTTGCGCGAACGCTGCCAGTATCTAAGCGCCAGTGCGGACTGCGCGACCGTTGAGCTTTGAACCATAGTATCTCTTGATACCCGCTAGATGTGCGGTCGTTCACGGCTTCAATTTTTCCGTCCTTAATAAGTTGGTCGAAACGAGCTTGAGTGTAGGATTTCATATTAGGCGCTGATTGAAGTTTTAGCTAAGACAGAAACGCCGCAGCAGTTTGAAATGCTGATGCAGTCCATTCCGTCTCGTGAAAAGGTTTCGAAATAATCCCGACCCGATCCGACTAACCAAATGTCGCTAATGCCGTAGGTGTGTTCCATGTGAATGTCGGTCGTCTCGATCGGCATGAATCTGTCGTTGCGTATCGAAACGGTATTGCCGTCACCATATTCCTGCCGGTATCCGATGAACAAATTCTCGGTTTCTTTGATGAACTTTTTGAACGTTGTTTTGGTCGCTTTCATATTTGAGGGTTTTTGTCTCGGGGTTATTTCCCTTCGATGTGATCAACGAATACTATTCCTAGATTAGTTAAAGACAATTCGTTCACTATTTTCCCTGCCTTGTCCTAGTCTTTAAGTATCAAAGACTTACGAAAGGACCAAAGTTACCATGTGGGCGCGAAGCTACGATCAAAACCTAAGACAAAATTAATTACATCAACCCGACAGCGTCATGTCTGCGCTCTGACAATCAATCGTCGCGCCGCTGACCGTGCGGTATGCTTTGATGGTATAAGAGTAGGAGACGTTCGCCGTCAGCCCCGTGTCAGCAAAACTCAAATTTTCGTTCGCCGAAGTTTCATACGCCGACAAATTAAAATTCGGGAAAAGTTTTATGACGGTTGAGTCGCGGAAAATTCTCACGGTCACGCCGGTATCTGCGACCGCGTCTAAGTTTTCCATCACGACATTCGCTACGACTAACACGACGGTGTTCACCGGAGTTTTCGCCAACGTGACAACCGTAGACTGACCGCCGGAATTTAATCCGATGGTGCTGAACGATCCGCTGACCGAGGTCACTGCTGCACCGTTTGTGCCGTTAGTTCCGTTCGTGCCATTGGTGCCGTTCGTGCCGTTTGCACCATCTTCGACCAACTTCGTTACCGCAGCCCACTCGCCACTCGTGATCGTGTCGCTTGCAGTCGTGCTGCTCGCGGTCGCAAATGTAACCCAGCACGGCTGACCGTTCACCGTTGGTATGTATTGTGTCCACGGCGAGAGCGATCCACTTAGCACGCCAGTTGAGAAAGTGAAGGTGAGCGTAGAACTTGGAACCGCAGGTGATGTTGCACTGCGCTGATAAATTAAAGCCGACGCGACGTTCAATCCTGCCGCACCCGCCGCACCCGCTGCGCCATTCTCCGCGAGGATCACCGCAGTCGCCCACTCTGCTGCCGCGATCGTATCGGTCGCGCTCGTGCTAGATGCAGTCGCCGTGCAAACGTAAATTGGATCAGTGCCTGCGGGAACGGTCTGCGTGTATGATCCAAGCGATCCGCTGAGCAAGCCGGTCGAGAAAGTAAAGGTTAGCGCACTCGCTGGCTGCGCTGGCTGCGTCGCGCTGCGCTGATAAAGAAAAGCAAAGGCGACGTTCGCGCCGTTTGATCCCGCCGCGCTCGCTTGCGCTGAAGCCACGGTTGACGCCGCTGATAAATTGCCGAGCGTGTCCTCTGCCTTCACAAAATAAAAGAAGGTTGTGCTGGCCGTGATCACGACATCGTTTCGACCGCTGGCGAAACCGTTCCAGATCGTTGTTGATGCCGCAAAATTATTCGTCGTGGCTCGATATAAATAATAAGTAAAAATGTTTGGCTCCGTGTTGTCGTCCCAGTCGAGCGCGATCAGTCCCGCGCCTGATGCTGCTACTAGATTAGCGGGAGCCGATGGCGCGGTCGTGCTGCCAGTCACGTTCACGCTGCCGGTCAGGTAGCTTGTGCTAACGCCGAAGTAACTCTCGCCATAAAGCCGGACGTTATAGGTCAGACCGATCTTGATGTCGCCGCTGATGAAATCCTCGGTCGCCGTGCCTTCGTTGCGCGACCATGTGATGTAAGTCGTCGAGGCGCTCGGCTTATATTCCATCACGACCATGCCGCCGGACTGAATGAACTCGTCGCTCGGTGCGACCCAGTTCGCCTTGATGCGCGAGGTTACCGTGCCGTCCTCTTGGATCAATTGCGTCGTGCCGTTCGCCGTTAGCGTGAGCGAGGTCGGAGCCGATGGATTACGCGGGTCGATCAAGTTCGTGTTAGGCGCATCGGCGACGTAAATCTCGTCTGCCGTCGTCCACGAGTAAACGGTCGACGCGGTTTCTTTGAGCGTCATGTCAACGTAGAGCAACGGTGGTTCGCCCTCGGTTGCAAAGTGCCACTCGATTACCTCAAACACTTTCGCGCTCCAGCCAAGTTTTGCGTTCGTGATCATCACCGTGTCGCCTGCGCGAACCTGCATTGCTTCTAATCGGAAGCGTGCGCTGAAGGTAATCTCCTCGCGAGCGCGGCGCAACTCGATCACCGAAAGACGTTGAGCGCACGAGGGCGAAGTCGTGAACGGCAACACCACGTCGCGGAAGTAAACGATGTTGTTGTCCTCGCTGACGTAGGTCGCGGATGTGACCGCTGGAAAGTCCGTGACCTGCCAGTCGTTCGACTCGCTAACGTAAACGCCTTTGACCGAGTTAACGCGATCGCGTGCGCTGATCCGAGTCTGCACGTTGAGTGGGCCGACGAAATGTTTCTCGGAAAGCGTAACGGTAGGCGTGCGATAGCTCGCTGCATATACGACTATCTTGCCGCCGGAGTAAGCAATCATACCGCCCATTGCGCTGAGTAGCTTGCCGATGTTCTCATCCGGCGCTGCGCTCGTAATGATCACGCCGTTAGCCTCGTAACGGTTTTCGTAGACTACCGGCGACGCTGGCAGAATCTGCACCTGCTCGTCGCAAACATTTGCCGCAACCGTGATCGAAGTGTCATCAACCTCCGCGCTCGTCATCGCCATGCCGATGCTCGTGTTCAATAAATAATCACGCACCGCGAGCGCAGGATTCGCAGAGTAAACCGTTGTCGTCGTGCGCGGGTCATAAACCTTTTTTCCCTTTACGACGCACGAAATATTCGGGATGCCGCCGACATAGATTTCAGCGTCCCATGTCAGTTTCGCGTAAATGTATGTAATGCCGTCTAAGCGATGCGCGGAAGTCCATTGCCCTGTGTCAGCGGTTAAGCCTGTCGTCGCAGCAATTAACGCCGCGTCAGCCGTCTGCGGAGTCGTTCCAAGATGCTTAACGATTGAAATCTTGTTAAGATATCTGCTGCCGCCATCGACCGTGTTGCCGGAGCCTGTAATAATTTTCTCGTCGTTGAGATAAACGTCGCCGAGTTCTTCGCACTCATGACCGGCAATCGCAATCACGAGATGCAGGAACTCGTTTTTTGTGCCAGTCGTCGAGATGTAAACGATCACGCCTGACGCTTTGCATTGACCGTAAATCACTTGCCTCGCTGAGATCGGCGAGCGCACCATTTGCGAGCGAGTCGAGATTGATGAATCTGAAAAGCTCGGAGCTTTAGGCGCGAGCAGCTTTGACACCGCCATCGATGCAGCAGTAACCGCGACAAACTTCAGAATGGAAGCAACCGTAATTGCTTTTATTGCGACAACAATCTTAGTGAGTAAAAGGGGTAATGCCTGTGGCATAAAATTAAAGTCTCCAGCAGGTTGATTTCTTTTCTCCGTTTAGCGTATTAAAAAGCAATCCGCTAACTCCAACAAAAGCCGCTTCTGCGCCTACAACAACCCCGATGCAGTCGCCATCTCCGCAATCGCTCACGATAATATCACCGCGCCGCGCCATTGATGACTCGATGCGCTCGATCCCGCATGGCTCTCCGTAGTTACGCACGATTCCGATAATGCCGCCGTGCTTCTTGATAAGTCGATGCGCTGAGATTGCGGAATGATATTGATCGCGCAGTTGAAACGCCGGATCAGTTCCAGTCGCACGCTTAATCCAGTCGCACGCAAACAAGCAACAATCGTTCTTCGCCCACGCGAACGGCTCGTGCCGACGCTCCTCGATGAAAGCGACTAGCTCGTCAGTCCAATTTTCTTTTCGAGTCATCATGCGTATTCTGTTGGGCCATAGTCGCCGCCGCCATTACTCATTACTGGAGCAGCGAGCTTTTCATTGCCCCAGTAAATTTCTTTTTCTTGGATAGCATTGACGTAAATTAAACCAAGATCGGCGATGGTTGCGCTGGCTCGTAACTGCAACTGCTCTTGATGTGTGTAACGAACCTCGCGAGGACGCCTAAAATCCATTAACCGATTCTCAGCCGTCATCGTTAGCGTCTGCGATGTTCCGTCATCCGAGATATTCATCACGTCCATTCGACCAGAGAAGATCGTAATCGGTGTCGATACCAGCGCCGCGCTTGAATTCAACGCACCGAATAGCACCGTGCAGTTTTTGCCTTGGTAATTTTCTGTAAGAGCTTCAGCAATTAGCGTTGTTGAAACACCTGAAAGTTCCAAAGAAATTCCGCGAGACGAAAGATCGGTCGTTTCCTCGATAGGTGAGATCGTTCCAAATTCACCAGTCCCCAAATAAGTGATCGAATTGTAGACCAGATTTCCATAACCACTCCAAAGATAAATCACCGGAGAAAACTCCAACGACGCTAACAAGATCGGTGTTAGTTGCGACGCGGAAACCTCCGTCACCATGTCGTTGCTCAGTGATCTGCCAGCGGTTGTGATGCTCATGACGCAATGTCCTCGACTACGCTAAAGCTCATGCCGTAAATGTTAGCTAACTCGATGCTCCATTGCGTCGATGGTTCCTGCAATCGAAACACGCCCTTTGCGTTGACCTTAGTGATAGGTGTGCTGACCGCGTAACTTGCACGCAATAACGGAAACAAATCTACGCTCGATGACGAGTTCACTTGGATTACCTTGTAAAGCGAGGTCGAGATTTGAATCCAGTCGCCTACCGCGAAATTGCCAGTCGCGCCGCTGAAGCCGAGCGTCGTATCGTTAGCCGTCGCACTTGAAACCAGCAACGTGCCTGTTACGGCACCGCGAGGATTTGGATTTGCGTAATCTTGAAAGTAGAACGTGCCGCGTTGCGCTGCAAGCAGGAACCCGATCACCGCTTCCGCGTCGGCGCGCACCATCGGTGGACACTCAACCGAGCCAAGCCAGCCTTGACCAGTCCAGTTGTATTGCTGAGATTGCAGCGTGTAAGGCGATATATTCCGGCGCGTAGAACTCACGCCAGTAATCATTAGCTTAGACGCAACGAGCGCCGCCGGAGGTGTGAGTGGGTAGGAAATTGCCATGATGTTTATTAAGCAAACGCTGCACGGTAGCCACCACCGCGACGAACCATGTCGGGAATCTCCGCTTTGAGTAACTTGCGTTGCTGTTCAAGGATCGGCGCAAGATCGGAGCGAGACACGCCGGAGGCGATGTTGTAGGTCACGTTTACGTTTGTTCCACCAGCGCCACTAGAACCGCTGCCCATCTTGCTATTTGGAATGATTGAACCGCTGCTGTTTGGCACGAATAGCTCTGGGCCTTTCTCGCCAACGACATAAGGCGAGCCGGAAGATACTGGGCCACCCATCGCTCTACCTGTTAATGCCTTAAAAATTCCGCTTGCAAGTGGCGCTGTCACCATCTGTTGAAAAATCATCCGCATCAAATCTAAACCAAGCGCCTTAATTACTTCACTTAATTTTTGACCAGAAAAAATTGCGTCCTCGAAACCACTTGCTAAAATGTCGCCTGTATTCTTTGCAATTATTTGGAAATCAGTTTCAGCGACTTTTCGCTTTCCTATCGTTTTAACCAGTCGCTCTTGCAGTTCAGTCAACTTTTCAAATTGTGCCACTTCTTCTGCGGTTGCAGTCAAAATGTTAAACGAGCCGTCTTCCGGTAACACTGATTGTAGTGCTTCGATTTCAGCAGTTAGATCAATCACCTGTTGAATTATTTTAGCCTGTTGTTGCTCAGCGGACATTTGCTCCATCTGAAAATTTTCGAAGGCTTCGTTTACAGCCAAAACCGATTTTTCGTAATCAACAAAAGCACTCTGAGCAATTTTGGTTTGTTCAGCGGTAATTTCTAACGTTTTTGCTTCACGATTTAACGCATCTAACTCAGCGGATAACGTAATATCTTTTGAGGCGCTGTTTACTCGTTCAATTTCTGCACCTAGACGCGCAAAAGCTTGAGAAGGAGTGTCCCCAATAGAATTCAACTGTTCTCTAAGTCTTAAAATTGTTTCAGTAACGTCGACGATTTTTGGTTTATCGCGATCCAAGCGCAGTTGATCTGCAATTCCCGCTGAATCAACTTTTGTAACACCGGTAATCGCATCTTTTAATTCAAGAACACGATCTACTCCCAAAAGCAGCGTTTCTTTTAATGCCTTGAAAGCGTTGTCAATAAACCCCGTCGCACGAGTCAACTTGTCAATTTCTTCCTGAGTTTTTCCTAATTTTTGCGCGTTTGCTTCAGCTTCTTCAAGTGTTCGATTTATGCTTTTTCCAATTTGAATTATCGCTGTAAGCGCGATAAATCCCTTGAAACTTGCAACCACCGTTTTTGCGGTGGCGTTCATCTTTGTGAGCGAGTTCTGCACGCTCGCAAAAGCCTGCTTCGTCGCATCAACCGCTTTAAGAATAAATGTTGCTTCAGCGGCCATTTTTTTTGAGTCGATTTAGGTGATTTATATAAGCAAGCCAGCCGGATAACTCCTCGGCTGGCATTTCCAATACTTCATAAGCGAACTTGCCGAGTCGTTCCGCGATTGCGTAAACGGCGAGAAGGTCGGCTCCTTGCTCGCCGCCGATTAGTTTTTTAGATCATCAACTTTAGGAGAATCTTCGGAGAGAATAGCATTTGCGACGCGAGCAACCACGTTGCTGTCGGCTTTGTTGAGGAACGTGATCCGATGCTCGATGGTAAATAACTTAATGCCTTCAGCGTTGCACGCCTTGGCAATCAAGATGTCTACCAACAATTCCATATCGTTGTCTTTCGACTTGCGATAAAGACGATTCTTTTCGCCCAGCGTAACTGGGGTAGAATAAATCTGCATTTTCCATTCTGGAACGTCGATGCGCTTTGTGCCGAGCGACGTGAAGTGTTCCCGAACTAGGTCGATTGCGTCCATTGTTTGTTCCTCAGATTAAGCCGTGACAGTTGACAGAACGCCATTGCCCTCAAATGCGGTCGAAGCCTCGACCAGACCATCGAAGTTTGCGGTGACATCGAACTTGGTGACGATTGCGCTGCCGCTGTAATACACGTCACCGGTCGTTGCCCCCTCTGGGTAGAGGTTAAGCGTCACGCTGCTGCCAATGGTCATTAGAAGCTGACCGGCATCGGCCTCATCCCAGAACATATCGCCGGAGACTGACCACATTTTCATGGTCGCGACCCGCGTGCGGTAGATGTCGCCGATAATAGAATCCTCAACGGTGTCAGAGGAATGTGAAAGCGAGTAATTTTTCAACTCGCCGATGGTGGTGCTAGAAATCTTTACGATCCCTTCGCGTCCTAGATGGTTTGCCATATTAGTCTTGGGTTAAGTAGATGCAGTTAAAAGTGTGACGAGCGACGCCCCAGCGCCGATCTTCATCTGGCTCGATCACATAATCGACCGTTGTCAAATGTAGGTCGGAGCAGACGCCACCGAGGGTGGGATCGGCTAAAACAGCAGCCTCGACCGCTGCGCTGCCGGTATCGAATAGGTCGTCGATCAGGTAGGTTCCGCTTTCTGCGATGAAGTAATCGACCATCAAGGAAAGCTGCCGATATTGCACGCGATTCGATGGCGCTAGTGATCGCACCTCGATTTGCTCTTGCACGGCGTAGACCGCAGCCGACGGAAAACTGACGCTGGCAATCGTGTTGTTACGACCTTTAAGAATGTTAGCGGTGACAACTACGCTCGCGCCAGTCAAAGCGTTAGCAGTAGCGGTGCGGATGTTTGTGCGGATGCTCATTATTTATTGTAGTCGATTGTTCCATCGCCTCTAACTTTCGCGAATCCTAAATTGACCGCCTTGTTTCCATAGATGCGGTTTATTTTTTGTAAGGTAATTTTTTCTCTAGCGAGTAAAGCTCCGTCAACATAACGCTGAATGTTAGGAATCGAATTTTTCGTAGCTGTTGCAATCACATATGGGTTTGGCCCAAAATTGAAAGACACGCGACCAGATGATCTAGCGTGCTTCCTAATCCACGAAGGCACTCTGATTCCACACGCAATAGCAGCAGCAGCAAATCCGGACTTGTTCCAACCGACTCTGTTTTTTAAGATGCCGAAATAAGCATCTGCGCTTTGTTTGCTAACCCACATTTGATCTTGCACCCTCCATCGACCAATCGTGTTTTGCGATACTTGCCCAGTTCTGCCATATTTATTCCGATATAGTTTTCTAAACTTAGCCATTTCTCCTTTACTCGCTTCTGGGCGCCAGAATTTTGACATAATCTTCACGCTTCTGCTGCTATCATTATTTCCTAATCTTACGCGCAATGTTTCATGCGTGCGATTGCGCGGTTCTCTCAATCCTGATTCACCAATCGTTTGAAAAAGACCAATGGAACTACTCTTCGCCATTTTTGATCCACCGAACAAATCACTCTTGATCGCGTTGAATCCTTGCTCTTGTGCAGCTTTAGTCATTCCCGCGCCTCGCGGTTGTTTCTCTGGTTTTATATCCCCCTTTCCAGTCGTCGGAGGAATAATCAGCATTATATTTCTAGCAAGATTACCGCCCTCGGCTCTGATAACTTTGCCAAGATCAACTTTTGCCGTAGCAGCTAATTGAGCAAGAAGCCCATTCAATTTTGCGGTGTTGAAATCAACCGTGATCATATATTTTTGCACACGTCAATTTCACAACCAGTCCCCTCGGCGTCTAACGTCACGCGCTCGACAAAGTAAGTCACGCCGGAACGCAGCAAGGTCTGCGACACCGCCGGAGTCGTTGCAATTTGGTCAGTCGTTAAGAAAATCGTGAACTTAGAATCCGCACGACGCTGATCCTCGAAGTCATCGAACGCATTACGAGCCGACGACCAGATGCCGGTCACCGTGTTGCCTTGGTAAGTGAACGTGATACCAGCTTGATCGAGGATGCCGAGATAGTCTGCGGCAAGCTGGGTGGGATCGAAGTCTCGGACGCTGCTCATACCATTGCTCCGTTTGTAAGAAACCACTTAGCGTGCAATTCTGGGCGATTCGCTTTAATCCACGGCTCGGCATCGTCTAAGCATTTTTTGACATCATCGCCGCAAGTCTGCGACCCGACGTGATGAACGTAAGCGCGGGAAATATAGTGATTCCGTTTCATGTCCAAGCATTGCACGTCGTCCGAGAACCAGTTGATCGGTGGGAAATCCACCCAAGCGCTGCGGGTAACCTGCGCGAAGATCGGCGCGATCACATCCGTGACAATTATTTGCGCCTCCGATTCGTATCTCAAAAAGTTAATCTTACCGATTCCGCAGCGTATGTTCTGCGTGCCTCTTGCGTAATCAGATCGACACGCAACAATGCCGTGATCGCCAAACTTTTCTTTGATGAAAGAAACGTCGCAAGCGAGTGTCCTCCATGTAGTTGGAGTCAAAACGATGTCGTCATTTGCAATCACGATTTCATCGAAGCGTGCAAACGCAATCGCTGCCGCCGCGTTGTAAGCATCGCCAAAATTGCGTGCGTCATTCGGCAGGTTAATCGTTTGGTGATTCGGCAACTTCAAGTCTGAGCCAGCGATATAAACCACCACATCACGCGGAACGTATTCCGAGATTGAGGCCAGCATGACCGGCAAGCACTTGCCGTGCGTCGTGCAAATTACAATCGCTTTCACCGAATGAGCGTGATCCTTTCCACCGCCTCCAAGACCTCGCAGTCCGGCTCCGATGCGGTGAACACCTCGGCTTGCGCTCGATACTGTGCGCGAGAAATTATGCGCTGATCGACCTCCTTGATCTTGATCCTTAGTGGCGTAGAATTGAGGTCACGACCTGAGATCAAATCAAAAAGTTTTGAATCCCATTGCAACGCTGGCGCGTAGTTATCCCGCACCTCGATCAGTAGATTCCCACGCGCTTTCTTGCTGGCTGAATTGAGCGCGTCGTCGAGCGTTCCTTTCACGTTAACGTGCTGGAATTGCTTGACCATTACCGTGCTGGTTTCGTCGTCGGAGTTGATTGCAAAGATATGCTCAACGTGCGCCGGATCGGTCGCGGCATTTAGCCAAGCGTCACGGCAAGCCACCGCGTTTGAGGTGTTATCCTTGGTCGCGTGCAGAAGCGTGATCCTTGGCTCCTCTGTTTTATGGCAATGCATTTGGCGTATCTCAGCGAGCGTCGTGAAGCCGGAAAGCCGTGCCGCACGCGCTGCCAAATCCCAGCCAGCCCAGTCATACCATTTGCGCTCGTGCGTCCACGGTCGATCCGCGACGCTCGGCACATCGAGCTTCAGCATAGTCTCAGCCCAGTAAGACGCTCGCTTGGCATCCTGCCTCTCAAAATGCAATAGTATCATAGTAGCAATCGCCTCGCGACACCAAGGGAAAACGCCGTGCGCTTGCAAAGCATACTGCATCGCCTCGCGGTTGATGCCGGAAATACGCGCTAAATTTAGCAACACCTCGTAACGGAACGAGCTTTCTAGATTCGGGAACGAGATCGCGATCTTGCCGAACTGCTCTGCCGCCGGTCGATTGCCGTCGCAGTAATGTTCTTGGTGAATGTAAAAGTATTGCGTTGCCGATTCCGCGACCGACTTGCCAAGAATCTTCAAGTTCCGCTTTCGGTTCGCTCGCTTGATCACGTTGGGCGAGTGTATCCAAACCGGCTGCTGCCAGTCCTCGTGCTTATCGTTAGCGAGCAGGAGCAGGTTCTCGTGAACGTCGTGATGCCAGCGGCGTCCGGCTTCAAAGGTTGATCGCCGGATAACGCGCTCGCGAAGCAGCTTCTTGTTTGAGCCTCTGACATCATACGGACAGCGTGCCATTAGAACGTCGTCCTTGGCGCTTTTAAGCGATTCGCGGAACATACTAGTCCCCTCGATCAGATCGTCGCAGTCAGCCCACAAAAGCCAGTCGCCTGTGCCTTGAGCGAACGCCGCATTGCGAGCGTCCGAGAACGAATCGACGTGCGGCCATTTTTGTGCGGTCAGAGTGTTGATGTATTCCGAGAACAGGAAATCCTTGCCGTTCTCGCCGCACCACGCACGCGCCTTATCCACGGTGTCGTCCGGCTCTTGACCACCGATAGCTCGCACCAGCGATAGCTCATCAAAGATCGGCTCAAACGAATTGAGCATTTGCAAGATGTGTTCCGATTCGTTGCCGCAAATAACGCAGAGAGATAGGCGCATGAGGTATCATACGAACCGTCAAAAACAGAAAGCCCCACGCAGTTAAGCGTGAGGCTCTGTTCACCAATTTAATTTAATAAATTAACTGTATTGAGTGGTGACAAGCTGACCGGCATTGGAATTGACGATTTTCTCGGCAACATATTGCGAAGCGCGCACGATGTTCGATTTGATCGACTCCTCGCGGTAGGTGCTAACACCAAACGCAGGGCCATACTCCGACCAGTTCAAGGTAAACCCAGCGCCGCCGCCGAAGTAACCCGCGCTGCCCTCGGAGACTGAACCCACGAAGATGTAGGTATTCGCCCACGCATTAGCGGCAGCGAACGCCACACCTTCAGGAGCCGAGTCATAGGAGGCGCGACCGACCAGCACCTCTTGCACGCCGAACACATCAGCCGCAGCCTGTGTCGAAGCGTTCAAGATCGTGTCGCTCGAAATGCCAGCGCCGCGTAAACGGTTCTGGAACTTCGTGCTGGCACGAATGCGCGTCCATACTGGGTAAGGAATGACGACCTTTAGGTTAGACGCCGACTCACCCTTGGCGAGCAAGCGGTCAATGGCATCCTGCACGTCGAGACCTACGTCAAACGTGGCTAAGTTAGCGGTCGTGTAAGCCGTGCCAGAATTGGTCGCGGTGAACGTGCCGGAGTCAAAAATCTTCGCAGCAACGCGAAGCTCGTGACCAAGCATCAACTTGCGCTGAGCGAGTTTTGCGGCCATAACCTCGGCGTCGAAAAATCTCGATACGTCCAAACTCACCGTATCGTCTATAGGATTTTCCACACCGAATTCTTGGCATTGATAGGTTTCTTGATTGTAAGAGTTCGTCATGCGAGCGTAAGATGCACCGACCGCACGCTGTTTGATGTCGCTCTTGAGCAACTGACCTTCTTTGAGTTGGAAAGAAGGATATTGACCGGCGCGAACAGGAACGTTCAGCACCGGCATGATCTTTGCCCCGATGAGTCCACTCTCCCATTCCTTGGACTGTTCGAGAACACCGGCGATATCGCCACGAAACACTGCAGCAGAATTACTATACATGGTAGTTTATAAATTAAAGGTTACGAGGAAGGATTTCAACCACGGCATTCGCGTCAGACGCGGTGCTAAGTGATTTGCCAACGGTGACCGTGCCGGTGATGGCAACGAGGCCACCAGCGACAGCGAACAGAGTGTTGCCGACCGTTACTGGGCCAGCGAGCAAAGCGACTTTGATGGTATTGTTACCGAGGAAGCCAACGGTGACGTAGTCGCCGGAAGCTGCGTCGATTTGAGTAACGCCGTCAACAACACCGCCGGTAGCGCAAAGGCCAACGCCGAGGTTGCTGGAGATCGTCACGAGACGGAAAGCGGTCAAGGCTGAGTTAGCCAGAAACGTGCCGCTGTTAAGATATTGGGTAGACATATTAGTTTAGGATTAGAGTTTGACGATTTCGCCAGACTGAACGCGGGCGCGATAGTCGGTGTATTCGGCAGAATGGTTTTTAACCGCGAACGAAATGGCAGCAGACTTGTTGCCCTTCAGCTCGACGGATTTGTCAGCGACGATTTGCTCGAAGCTGCGTTTGACTGCATCGGCTGGTTTAACAGCTTCAGCGGAAGCAACAGGAGCAGCAGGAGCGCCGAACTGTTTGCTAAATTCACGGATGGCCGCGAGCGCACCTTCGTTAGCGGCGTTCGTGATCATGTCGTTCTTCGCTTTCATTTCAGCGACCTTCTCATCATCGGCTTCAACCTTACCGGCAGGAGCCATTGCGCTTTCCAGCTTGGAAAGGCGATCATTCATCGCCATCATAGCAGATTCAATCATGCCACCGATGGACTTTTTATCATCTTCATTCATAGGATTATTATATTGTGGAGTGCCAGACGGTTCGTTCTTCGGCATCACGCTCTCAAGTTCCTTGAGTTTGCGACTAAAGAATCCGTCTGGATTGGCAGCGGGTTCGCTCACGAGGTCTACGGAGTAAATCTCAGAGCAACGCTGCAAAATGGTTTTTTTATCCGCGCCGACTTCACTTGGGCCGGAGAACGCAATCGAGAGACCGAACGTGTCGGGGATGCGCTGCGCGATTTCGAGGATGTAGGTGCGGTGCGGCGAGCTTTGCAGTAAGTGCAAATCGCCCAGCAACTTGTCGCCCTCGATCCGCATCGTGTCGATGTAGCCGATGATATCACCCGCACCGCCGGAGTGATCGAGTTTCACCTTCAGACCGCCGGTATATAACTCGGCAGCGGTCTTAACCTGCTCAAGCGTCTTGCGATCAATCGCAACGCCGTGACCGAGGGCTGGGCCTACGGTAATGAGCGAAACGCCACGGATCACGCCAGCTTCGGCATCAATCTTGGAATCCGCTACGGCAGCAAATGAAATAATCGGGGTCATCGTAAAGCGCCTCAGTTGTCAAATTTAACATCCGCACTATTATAAAGATGGACACGCGGCAACTGAGACCCGCGAAACGCTTCATGGGCAGTCAATCTTTATGGCAGAGCGCAAAAAACGCTCTGCCTTTCTTATGCAAGAAATCGAATCCAAGATAATAAGAGACGCGCTGTTAAAATGGAATGATCTGCCGAGTCGCACGATTGCGCGAAAATTGATCGCTGATAATCCCGATGTCTGGCTTAAATCAAAATTAGAGAACGTGCGAACTAGCATCAGGTATCTGCGCGGCAAACAAGGTGCGAACAATTTAGCCAAAGCAGTAAGGTCTAATAAATTCGTTGAGAAGTCGGAGCCATCGCATTTCATCCCGCCCTCGGATGAATCCGATTTCATTCCGCACATCGTTAAGAACGAATTGAATCGTGACGCGAAGATCGCCGTGCTGGGCGACATCCACTTGCCGTATCATTCAGTCAAGGCGCTGCGTAACGTGTTCGCTCGACTGGATAAGTTTAAGCCGGACTTGATTATTTTGAACGGTGACACAATCGACTTCTATAAGCTGTCGCGCTTCATGAAAGACCCGCGCTGTCGATCTGTTAAAAAAGAGATCGAGACGACGAATGATTTCTTGGACGCGCTCGATGAGCGTTATCCCAAAGCAAAAAAGATTTGGAAGGACGGCAACCACGAGGAACGTCTCGATCATTATGTGATGAGCGCCGCGCCTGAGATTTACGATCTGAAGATTATCACGCTTACGGAACTGCTGCAACTCAAGGAACGTGGTTTCGATTACGTTAATGAGAAGCGTGCGATCTACCTCGGCAACCTTACGGTGCTGCACGGTCACGAATACCCGACGCCGATGATCGGCCCAGTCAACGCAGCGCGTGGATTATTCATGCGAACGAAAGCGTCCTCGCTCGTGAATCATCACCATCAAGTTAGCGAACACGTCGAGAATGACGTTCGCGGCAAATCGATTGCAACGTGGTCACTCGGTTGCTTGTGCGATTTGCATCCGATGTATTCGCGATACAATCGCTGGTCGCACGGTTACGCCGAAGTCACGCTGAGTGCTTCCGGCGAGTTCGTGGTCAGCAACATCAAGGTTTAATCCGCTGCGGCGCGGTTAAACCATCACGAGTTCCTGCTCGTCCTCGTCGTCCTCATCCTCATCAAATGGGCCGTTCATGTGAATTATTTCTTACGGCTCATCCGATCACCGAACCACCACCCAATACAGTTGAAAGCGCAGAACTGAATCTCGTCGATCATCTCGGCTTGCTCAAGTGCGGTGACGCGGAAGAAAACAAGCGTAACGAGTATCAGCAGTAGCAACGTGATCGCGGGTCGAAAGAGCGTGATAACATTAGCCGCCCACGGTGAGACGTTAGCCGGAGGAGTCGCCGCCTGTTGGCTCGCGGTGAACGCATCCCACTTAGCCTTATCGCTGGCGATACCAGCCATGACCGTTGCCTTCTCTAACTCGCGCTTATGATCCTGCCCAGCTTTGTAGTTCTCGAAGAAGCCGTTGCCGATGCGGAGCAAGACACCGAGTGCGCCACCGCCAAGTGCGTTTGTGAATAGGTCAAGCATGGTAGTTAAATGCCAAAGATTGCTTGTTGAAGTTTACGAAAACAGAAATACGGAAACCAAATAAATTTAGGCACGCGCTGCACGCGGTGACGAGTGTTGCAGACGAAAGGATATGTCGCATCCCATAGCCGTATCGTGATCTTGCCGCCACTCGACGAAGTGCAGTTCTTAATCTTGATCTCCTGCGTCGGTGGCCGTCCCGCATACCAGTAATTGTCATACTGCCCAAACTCTAACAAGCCATCGGCCAGCGAGTCTTGCAGCGTCCAGCCGTTAATACTGCCTTTCACCGTTACGCTTCCGCGAACCTTGCAATTTGAGAAAGTATAAAGCGATCCGCGCACGCAATCAATCGCGTCCTCCTGCGAGCCGTCTGGAATATCCAGATCGACTACGTTCAGCACATTTACGTCTGAGCATTTGAACAGATCGTCGTAGTTTGAAGGAACAGCCGGAGCTTGCCAGTTGTCTGGCCCGATAATGCGGCCATCATACTCAGGCCCGCAGTAGCTTTTCCAGTTCGTGTCCTTCGTGCCACTCATGCTAGTCGCCCTTAGGTTCTTCCTTCGGTTTGAGTGCCTCCGCGATCTGCTCCGCACACTTGCGAATCAGTTCGTGCTGCTCTGCATTTAGCGGAGCCATGCGTGCTGCGTTATAGAGGTTATTGAGTGCCTGATCTAGTGTCATGTTGTTCATGTTGTATTTTATTGTTAGACGTTACGTTTGATAATCCATGCGGTGATTGCCGAGATTACTGCCGCCAAAACCGCCACCTTCCCCCGAAGCTCGTTCTTAAAACTCTCCAGCATTGTCACGCGACCGTTTGTTTTGATGCACTGCTGCAACACTTGCTCCAACACCTTGTCCTGCGCGTCCATGCGCGTCAGGATAGCGGATAGCTGAGCGTCAATGCTGAGAGGGTCGTAGCTCATTTGGCTTCTAGGGCGGGTTCTGCTGGCTTGAGTGGCTCAACGATTGGGCGACCGTTTTCGTCCGTCCAGTCCGTGTCCATGATGTGCGGGTCTTTGCGCTCGCCTATTACCATCCAGCTTACGTTGTCGGTGGATGCCGCATCTTGCGCTTCGATGGTAAGGATGTTGCCAGTCACTTTGCCGCGAATTGCGCCCCAGCCAGACTCGTTGCTGGTAAAGCATTGCACGTTGGCGCATAGCACCTCAAATGTGCCTTCCGTCATTGTGCTGTCCGTGTCGATGTTTACGGATGCCTTGCCGTCCACTAAGTTTATTTTGCCGCGATAGATGAGGTCGCACTTTGGCCCTTCGATGAAGGAGTGAACGAGTTGGTGAGTAGCAGACTTAGATGGCAGCGGATGCTCGATGCGGAACGAGCCAGAACCTTTGGAGAGTGCGCCTGTGCAAGTAAGCGTGCCAATTACATAAAGGCCATCAACGCTATTACGCCCAAAATATGCTTTGTCTGTTCCGTCTCGACCAAAAGTCAGCCCCCCCAGTGAATCATGTCCGACAGTCCAATACGTTCCTGACCCACGTTTAATTTTTAAATAAGTATCAGCCGCTGTGCCACCAGAATTAAGAGTCAAAGCCTCACCAGTTGCCGCCGTGCTAATAGCACCTGTAGAGGTAGTAGTCCCAGTGACCGCGAGGCCAGTAGAATTAATACGGCCTCTCTCGGCCCCTCCTGTAGCAAAACCAATGTAGCCAGTTGCTCCAGTTGAATTACCAGATTGCGCCCATAGTCCTCCATCATTAGAGACAGCAAATCCATACGCTTCCGTGCTAGAAACAGATACAAGTGTTAGTTTTTGCTGTTGATTTGTTGGTGTGCCTGCGTTTGCGTAACTACCATCAAGTGTCAGCCGCGTTGGAGTTGCCACAGGAGCTAAGCCAGCCGTGCCAATGGTAGCGTTACCGCTTGTTCCTACTGTGCCAGTGACCGCGAGGCCAGTGCCATTGGTCATCGTGAGTATTGTCCCGCCCGATGTAACGCCAATTTTTAGCAGTCCAGTAGTTGCTTCGTTTGTAATGTTCCAACCAATAATTCCAGTCTGTGCAATGTTGATAACCGAAGCAGTTCCGCTTGCCGTTGTATTTGATATTGATGATGTGGCCGACAAACTCCCTGTCACCGAGAGTGCAGTGGAATTCCAATTTCCAAGACTTGCATATCCATTACTTCTAAAAACAAAATTGGTTGTGTGATTACCGCCAAAGTAAAAATTGCCAGTACCCGCCCCAGTTCTTTCGGACGCCATCTCAAGAACATAGTCTGCTGTTGTTCCACTAGCTATTGTAAGATACGCACTAGCACTCCCTTTGTTTACCAAAGTAGCTACAGTGTCTCCAGAATTAGTAGTAGCAAAACGATTATAAGTTCCGTTGCTCGCTGTAACGACCCCTGTGATTGCGAGGCCGGTGGAGGAAACCGACGTAATCGTGCTGGTGTTAATCTTGGTATTAATTGCACCAAAAGACAACACCTCAAGCGAGTTACCAGCATTGGGTATATCACCAATTTGAATCAAATTGCCCGCCGTCATGCCGAGCGTATTCCGCGCAGTGCCACCTGATTCCTTAAATTGTAATGCCGTAGCATTAGCCATTGTTACAGCACTTGTTGCCGTAATCGTCGTCCCCGCAATCGTGCTAGGTGTGGTGCTGCCCAGCGTGCCGTTCAGAATCCCACCTGTGATAGTTTTGTTCGTCAGCGTGTCCGTTGTCGCTTTACCAACCAGCGTATCCGTCGCATCTGGCAACGAGAGCGTTCTGTCCACCGTCTGCGTGCTGCTCAACATTGTGCGCGTGTTCGTCGTGCCACCCGCAGCGTTGAACATGATGCGCTTCGTGGCATCTGTTGAGTCTTGCACGTTGACGTAGCCTGACGCGCCCTTGCCAGCCAAATGCAGCCCAACAGAGGCATCTCCGCCACTGGCTGAGATATGGACGGCACTGCCACTCGGGGCGTTTTCTATCGTGACCTCATTCACCGCACTAGCAATCGAGGCTAACTTCAAGGTCTCATTGCCGCTTGCGTCGTTGATTTGGGCAATCACTGGTGTAGTGATCGTTGGCGAGCCTGACAGCACTACGTTGGTTGTGCCTGTGGAGGTTGTGACTCCGGTGCCGCCGTTGGCGACTGGCAAGGTTCC